GCCAGGCATAGGGCGCGCCGGTGTCGGGGTGGATGGCATAGGCCAGGAACTGCTGCCCGAGGCAGAGCACCTCCAGCGGGTGGCGCTTGATTCCGCGGAATGGTTCTGCGGTGCGATAGACCAGCAGGCGCTTCGGGGCCCGGCCAATCCGCAGGGCGGGTGTATCGCCGAGACGTTCCCGGGCGAGGCGATCGATCTGCAGCGCCAGGTCTGCATCGTCCTTGATGTCGATGTCGACCGCCGCCACGGCGCCGCCAACGATGCCGACGCCGCAATCGGGCCACGACGACCATGTGGCCACCTCGACCTCGGTAGTGCCGCGTTCCGCATGGCGGTTCCATTCCGGGTAATCCGTCCATGCGCCGCGCTGGAACCGGCCGGGCTTCTTCGTTCCGGGAGCGATGGGCAGGATGGCATAGCCATGGGTGACGAGCCGCGCGCCGTAGCGCGCCATGAAGGATGTGTCAGCCATCAGAAGGGTACCTCGGGGGTCATGGCGTCGAGGCGGTTGCGGTCGCTGGCCGCAAGCTCGCGCAGGTGGTCGCAATATCCGGTGACGACTGCATCAATGAAGCGGTCCCATTCGATCTCGGTCAGCGTGGCGAGGTCGGATTTGCCGATGCTTTCGAGATACTCGCCGCCCGTCTGGCCGCCGACGGTCATCGCCTCGGCCTCGTTCGGGGTGGGATCGATCATGCCCTTCCTCCCGTGGCAGATGTCCTGGCAGGTGCGGCTGCAGAGCTGCTTGCGGCTGGTGTCGCGCCGTGGGTCCGAGACGCGGAAATCCCGGTCGAACCAGCCAAAGCCGCGAGGTTGCCGGTGACAGATGGCGCAAAGGCCGGGGTGGGATGCGCGCATGGGTCAAACCTGTAGCCGGAGACTTCGACATAGCGGCCCGAGGGACGGACCGAGATCGCGCTGGGGCGGGTAAGTCGGGCGGCCTGAACGAGGGCCTCATCGACGGTGAGCGGCACCGGGCAGTCCGGGGCACGCTTCCGCCACCACTCGGCCGCCTTCTGGCGGGCATAGCCCTGATGCTCGATGCAGACCCATTCGCTGCGGGATGTGAGCCCGCAGCTGTAGGTCACCTTGAGCGAGGGCAGCCCGCCCAGCTTGTCGTGGCGGCTGTAGGACACGCCTGAGACCTGTAGCCACTGCACCTTGGGCGAGAGGACCGGGAGCGTGGCCGCCGTGGGGGCGATCCTCACCTTGCGCGCCGGGAACACATGGCCGCAATCCGGGCATTCCGTCGCCGAGAGCGCGATGATGCTCTCGCACATCGGGCAAACCTTGGTCGGCGCCTCGCCGCCACTGGCCTCGCCGGGGCGCCGGGGCCGGACCAGATCGATCGGCCCGTGACGGCGGACATTGCCGGCGAAGTCGAGAACCAGGCAGTTCTCCTTTCCCGGTGCCAGGCGCGTGCCGCGGCCGACCATCTGCACATAGAGGCCTACGGATTTGGTCGGGCGCAGGAGCGCGATCAGATCGACGGCGGGAGCGTTGAAGCCGGTGGTCAGCACACCCATCGAGGCCAGCGCGCGGATCTCACCGCGCTTGAAGGCGGCGATGATGGCATCGCGCTCCTCCTTCGGCGTGTCCCCGAAGATCGTGCGGCAGGTGATCCCCTGCCGACCAAACTCCTCGGCCACATGGCGCGCGTGCTCGACGCCGGAACAGAAGGCCAGCCAGGATTTGCGCTCGCGCCCGTGCTCGATGATCTCGGTGACCGCCGCCCGCGTGATGGCTTCCTTGTCAACAGCAGCCGCCAGATCGCGCTGAATGAAGTCTCCGGCACGGGTGCCGACCTTCGAGACATCCAACCGCGTGGCGGGTTGTTTCGAGACCAGAGGGCTGAGATAGCCCGCATCGATCAGATCGCGCACCGGGGCCTCGTAGGCGATGTCAGTGAAGAGCGCGTTTCTGCCCTCGTGCAGCATCCCACTGTCCAAGCGGAACGGCGTGGCGGTCAGCCCGATTACCTTGAGCGCGGAGTTGATCCGGGCCAACCCGTCCAGGAAGCGGCGATACATCGTGCTGGTGTTGCCTGGGATGAGATGCGCCTCGTCGATCAGCACCAGATCGGTATGGCCGACCTCCTGTGCGCGGCGGTGGATCGACTGGATCCCCGCGAAGAGGATACGGGCCTGCGCCTCGCGCTTGCCCAAGCCCGCCGAATAGATACCGGCCGGGGCCTCAGGCCAGAGGCCGATCATCTCGGCATGGTTCTGGGCGATCAGCTCGCGGACATGGGTCACGATCAGGATGCGCTGGTCGGGCCAGGCCTTCAGCACGCCTTCGATGAAGGCGGCCATGACAAGCGACTTGCCTCCGGCGGTCGGGATCACCACCAGCGGATTGCCGTCGTGGTTCTGGAAATAGCCGTAGATCGAAGCGATCGCGGCCTGTTGATAGGGGCGCAGGGTCAGCATGGCGCGGCCCCCGTCGTGCGGGCGTCGTTTGCCCAGGTCGAGCCATCGGCCATGCAGTAGGTGACGATATCGTCGCCCGCATCGATGACTTCGCCCGGAACGAGATCGGGGATGAAGAGATGGCGGATGCAGGCCACACGCTGCTCGGCGGGTGTCAGCATCCGGTCGTGGCGGGCGCAGTGCCAGCCGCCGTCAACGGGCGTCGCATGCAGGCAGGATCGGCAGGTCACGGCCGCCCCGCCGCCGTCATGACAGGCGGCATGGTGATCGCAGAACCGACATTCGAACCAGGCCGGGTCCTCGCTGATCCGCGCGGGCGGATGCTGGGCGAAGATAACCCGGCCCGCCTTTTCCATCAGCCGTTCGGCCATGGCGCTGTCGGCCTCGATGCGCTCGATGTGCAGCGCATCGGTGTCCTTGCAGACCGCCACGTAGAGCGCGCGGGTGATCCCCGTCAGGTACATGTAGATCTGCATCTGCGCGGCGTGCTGAGGCTTGGCGAGCACCACGCCATTGGCGGACAACTCGGCGAAGCTCTTGACCCCGTGGGTCTTGAACTCCAGCACATGCCAGGTCTTTGGCGCCTCGAGGATCCCGATGGCCACGCCATCGAGCGATCCGCCGAAATGCCCGCCATGGGCCTCGACGCGGAACTGGCGGCCGGTTTCGGGGTCGACCTCGAGCACCGTCGCACCGGTGGCGCGCAGATTGCGCACGAGGCGGTCCTCTTCCAGCTGGCCGGTCTCGAAGAGGCGCAACTGGCGGCCGGAATGGCGCGCGGGCGTGACCCAGCGAAAGTCGTACCAGAGCGCGCGGGCGCAGGACTTGCCGATGATCGAGGCACCGAGGTGGTCGCGGAGACCATCGCCCTGGCGGGCCTCATAATCGGCATAGATCGCCGTCAGTGTCGGCGTGGGGGCTTCGGGAAGCTCGGCCATCACAGACCTACCCGTTCACTGCGGGCCTGCGCCTCAGCCAGAATGCCGCTCCAGGTCTCGGGATCATGGCGCTCGCGCAGGACGCCGATCAGCGCGTCCTTCAGCTTCTCGCGACGGCGGCGGCCGGTGCCTTGGGCCAGGAGTTCTGCCCGCTCGCGGCTCAGATGGCGAAGCGCCGTACGGGCGCGGTGGAACCAGTCCGGGTCGATGGGCTTGTGGCCGCGCTGACGTGCCAGATCGGCTGTCGCGATCTGGGTACGGATCTTGGCGATGGCGTCGTCGAGATCGATCAACCGGCGCTGGTCATCAGGCAAGCCGGGGCTGTTCACGGCCACGGTGGCCGCGTTGTGCAGATTGGTCATGGGAGTGTCCTCAGATGGGGTTGGGCACCGCCCCGGCTGTCACCATGTCAGGGCGGCGCAGCACATCAGCTCTTCTTGTTCCAGGGCGCGGATGCCATCCTGGGCGGGGCCGCGGAGGTGGCGGGCGCTGCGGGCGCCGGTTTGGCTGCACGGGCCGCCGTGCCGCGTTCCGGCGGCAGGTAGGCGATGCCATTGCTCTCGCCGTAGCCGTTCTTGGGCGGCTTGATCTTCACCTGGATCGTCATCGGGATGAGGTGCAGCTCCTCGCTGTCGCTGACATGCATCTTGCCTGTCGCGTGGCAGATGGCCGACAGCGTGCGCTGCGCGATCTCCACCGTGGTCGGGTTCGCGTTCACAAGGTTCAGCTGGTCGAAGATCTTCCGGCCCTTGTGCTCGCCCTCGAGGATGTCGAGCATCAGCCAGAGGAACTGGCCCATGCCGTTCTTCGTGACGCGCATCTCGCTTTCGACGATCTGGGCGCGGTACTTGCCGGCGGGCAGCAGCTCGTAGGGCGTGGTGGGTTCAACGCTGGTGGCGTCAAAGGACGTGTCGAAACGTGCCATGGTCTTGTCCTTTCGGGGCGATCATTCAGATTGGGGCATGGCCGCCATGAACTCGGCCCAGCTGAGGGGCAGCGTGTCCGGCAGGCCGTAACGGTTCTTGGCGAGGAAGGCGGGGCGCTCCTCGGTGTGCATGACGCGCGCACCGGACCCGAGCGCCCGGGTCACCTTCTTGTTGAAGCCGACATCGGACTTGGCGACCGAGATCTGATAGTTGGCGAAGAGCACGACGTCCGAATGCTCCTGCAGGAGCGCCGAGGCGCGGGCCTGCAGCTTGATCACGTACCGGTCGTAGGGCTCGTGCTCGGGGCTGTCGAAGCGCTTGATGTCGGTATGGGCGATCTGGATGACCGCCATGCCCTTCTGGTCCCGGAGCGCATTCAGCTTGTCGAGATATTCCCGCCAGACGGTAACCGCCTCGGCGTAACCCTTGCCGAAGCCGGGCGTCTCGATCGAGGCCCAGCCATTGCGCTGGCAGGCCTCGGCCCAGATCAGCGGCTCCAGCCAGTCGACGCTGTCGATGACGACCGTTCCGAAGTCGTGGTACTCGGCCAGTAGCGCATCGAGCGCTCCGGCCATCTCCGCGTAGCTCGTCGCCAGCGGGAAATGCGGGACCTGCAGCTTGCCGAGCCCGTCCTCGGTCATGATGAACACGGGCCGGTCGGCATTGGCAGCGAAGGTGGATTTGCCGACCCCGGCCACGCCGTGGATCAGGATGCGCGGCGGCGTCAGCGCCGAGGTCATGCGCAGGGATGCGAGAGAAATGGCCATCAGCGCACCTCCCCGTT